ACCTTCGTGCGTACACGCAAGAAGTATTTATTGGATATATTTACAAGTGGATGGAATCGATTGATGCGGATAGAGTACATTATTCTAAGTCGATTGCCTGTTCCTGTGCCGCCTTTTATTATGCCAATATTGGTAACCTCGTTAATCGGGCAATATGCTGGCTCTAATTTCTTCGTAGCATATGTGTTCTGAATATCACGATACGCAAAGTAAAGATCAGGCACTTTGATTTCCACCTTCTGCAATCCTTGAAAGTAGCTGAACTTACCACCGCTCAACACCTCTACGTCTGTACCTACCGCTGCATTTCTTGCTACTGTTGTGGCTGATGATTGCCACCACTTCCAAGGGCTGCTACTTACAGGTGTGTTGCCTTTGTAGTAAGTGTATCTGGTGGCTGCATTTGCGCCACTCATACCCATGACTTGTTGCAACCAATATCTACCATCTGAATGAATCAACCGCATATTCAAGTGCGTTAGGATAATCTCCAAACATTCATAGGCACTCTTTGGCTCGTCACTTATTCTTGACTCTTCATCTTTTCTGTCCAAGAACAATAGTCTTGGGACTGACAATCTATCAAGCCAATCTGTGTAGCTTGTGTTCAAAGCCCAATGTGGCTCGAATTCTATGTATGGGTCTGATGCACCCCAGAACTGATCTAATTCATTAATTGAAAGCAAGTCGAGCAACACTTCAAACACTTGCTTAGTGTCTGTCATCTCCTCTGCAATACTTGGTAGGATGCCATCGTAGTTCATATCACGAAGTCTGCCCAAGCCATCTATGGCATCTATCGTTAGTTCACGACCCGTGTTCTCGTTACCCCACGATAAGCTATCGCCTGTAATGTTGCCCACCCAATAAAGGCTGCTGTCTTTGTATATGACCAATGCGAATTCATGCTCATTTGCACCTTTCAGATCATTGATGAATCCTGTGTAGAACGCATCATCTTCACGCCAAATAAGATTGAGCCTACAACTGCTGCCCTTTATGTTGGCTAATGGCGCATCGCCATTGCCATTGTAAGTTATCTGAAAGCCATTACCTGATGCTGTATTGATGGCAGCTGCATAGTCACTATCGTGAATGTCGCATTGCCATTGTACGCCATCAAATTCGCTTGTGAACTCGTATCTTATTCTTACTCCCATTACCCTCTTCTATTTCTTAACCTTTGATTTCTGTCATTAACTAACACCAAGTCATAGCCATCTATCCTTGTTTCAAAGTTGTAACCCATTCCACCTGATTGAGCAGGCACTCCTGCGCTTGATGGCTGACCTGTTTGTGCCATGTTCTTTGCTGCGCCACTAATTGCACCACCGATCAAAGATAATGCAACACCAGCGGCAATAAGTGCAGGGGCGTTGGCTGGCACTAAGAGTGTCTTAAAGAACTCCAATGCTGCTATACCATAACTGATAAACATACCACCTATCTGCTTGAAGAATCTACCCATTGCTTCAAGTGTCTGCTGACCGAATGACTTAAAGCTATCTCCACCAGCCACCATAGCTTCACCGATAGCACCAAAGAAGTCCACTGCAATGGTTGTTACCAACCCTTCAAGCATAGACCTTACATTCTCGGTCATCTCCTCAATGCCTTTCTGAAACTCTGACAATGGTGGCTTGCCTGTAAGTCCTGAATCTATTGTGGCTAACGTTTCTGGTATTTGTGATAAATTGTCATTCATCACATTGATAGCAAATGCCGTATCTAATGCCTGTACCTGTGCCTTGCTTAACCCTTGACTCTCTAACTCGCTTATTGCTTTGTTGGATTTCTTGGCAATACTTATCTGCTCTTGTAAAGAAAGTGGGTCTGGTGTTGTGGGTGGTGTTGGCGTAGTGCCGCCACCTCCACTTGTTTTATTGAGTGCATCTAAATCCCTGTTTAGAAGAAGAAGCATATTGGTGTAATATACTTGCATCTTCATCCTTCTCAAATTTTCTTTTGGGTTTGCTGATCCCTCTTGCACTTTGGCCAACCTCTCCTTAATCTCGCCTATCTTCTTTTCATAGCCAAGCCTTTTTTGCGCCAAATTCAACTGCACTACTGCATTCTTCTGCCCTTCGGCAAAATTTCTTGCATCAAATGCAGCAGAACTTTCCATTGCTCTAATCACATTCGGGTCAACTTGTGCAGTAATACCAATGCCATACTTGCTGATGTTCTTGTTTAGTTTTGAAAAGCCTTTCTCAAACCTCTCTACAAGTGGCAATAATCTCTCACCAAGCTGTCTTTTGATTTTGTCAAAATGAATTCCCATTTTAACGGTAGCATCCGCAGTTGCTTCTGCTGTGCCACCTACTTGCGTTTCAATGGCTTTCAAAATCATATCTTGCGCTTCCAAAATCTTGTTTGATTCTACAAGCGTTCTTATTTTATCTTTCTCTTGCTCTGTGAACGTAATACCTGACCTTGACAGCGCACTTATACCCTTAATAGGGTCGTTCAACGCTTTACCAAGCTGTACTGCGTTATCTGTTGCTGTTCCAAAGCCAGCAGCAGCCATGTCGATGGTTATCTGTGTTGCTCTATTAAATGCGCCACCTAACTCGCCAGCAGTTTTCGCTAATTCTTTAAAGGTAAGAAGTTTGGCTTGCGTTGCCATGATAACATTCCGATCTGTGGCAAACAGCGCCTCATTGTCTATGGCGTATTGCTTTATCGCATCTGTAACCTTTGTTGTTTGATCGCCAAATAAGCCCATTGATTTGGCGATGCTGTCAATCCTTGCTTTCGCTGTTTTTGTTTCTTCGGCAAGAAGGGTGGCAGATGAAGCAAAGCTGACTAACGACCTAACCGCAAATGCTCCTGCAATAACGCCCCCCAAACCGCCAAAAGAACGTTTGATTTTGTTAACGTTCTTTGACATTTTGCCCATATGACCTTGTATCTGCTGAACTCCTGTGGCAACGCCTCTGGTGTCAAGTCCAGCTTTAAGGTTGATAGTATTTGGATTAAATCCTGCCATTTAATTCTTTGTTCATTCGTTTTACCAAAAACTGCTTCGCCTTCTTGCTCATACCCATGTTTGTCCTAACGTTTGCTCGCCTCTTCGCTCTCTCTCTAAACCCAGCGCTTGATGATGCCCCTTTGTTTGGCTTTCCTCGCTGCCTTCCTGCTACACCGCTATCTACCCACGCACCATAATATCCATCTGTAACGCTCTTGCCTTGTGATAACCTTGCTTGTAGTTCTCCATATTTGTGTTTTTTGAAACCAATACTAAACTCTACCACCATTGGATGCTTCTGCTTCTTCTTGTATATGCGTAGTGACCTACGCAAGTTGCCAGACCTAAATCCATACGCTTTTGTCCTGCCTTTTCTTCCTGACTTCGGCACTAATGGCTTGTACACATTCTTGATGTCGTTTGCGCCCTGCCTTACAATGGCAGTAGCACCACTCATCAACCCCCTGTAATCTTTCTTCTGCAAGTAGGCAATATAGTCATCTATGTCGCTTGTATCTATGTTAAATGTTTGCTTTGCCACCTTTAATATGCTTCGGAAATATCTTGTCCATTGTCTTTCTATCCAACTTCACAATGGGCTTCTTCTCCCACTCAAACCTAACTACATCTGTTAGCTTTAACCGCTTGTTCTTTCCTTGATGCGGAACTAAGCTGTAATAAGCTACAAACCTCGCCTGCTCCCACCCATTCTTGTACACCCTTTCTTCCTTCTTGAAGTAAGCGGTTGTTATCTCTGCAAACTCTTCAAAGGTAAGATCGTAAAATTCTTCAACCCCTAACCCAATTTCACCTACCGCAACGCCAAGCAAGTGAACTACATCTACCCTTTGGGCAGGGGAATTTACTCCCCCTGTCCGCTGGGTGCTATCTGCTCAACTATGCTACTCAACTCGTCTAACTCAACCCCATCTACTATGTCATCCATAGTCAATGGGCAGTCCTTCTTCTCTGCGATTGCCGCAGCGTGAACGCAAGCATACACCAATGATGCCATATCCGTAATGGTTGACACTTGACTGATGTCTTTGCCTGTTTGTTCCTCAAATTTTTTGGCTGCTCTTATGTTAAGCTTTGCCTTGTAGCTGTTGCCGTTGATTGTAATCTGCTTCATAACTATTTACTTTAAGATACGGTGAACTCGCTAATTGTACCTGTGCCTTGAAGAGATACGCTAAACGTTTCGCTGTCTTCTGTGGGTGCTGATCTGCTAAGTGAAGTGATGTATGCACTTCCCTTGTAACGCTTATCGCCTGTTACACCCGATGAGAAAGCTACTATCACCTGTCTTCTGTTTGTCCACTCGGTGAACAAGTCAGTAAAGCCAAATGTAGCATCTTCTGCGAAGTAGCCATCTGCGCTCATTGTCCATGATTTCTGACCTTCAAGTACATCTTGCCATCCACTACTGTCTTTGGTTGATGCATCTCTTGTTGCCATTTCTGCGCTGAACTCTGTGTTTGTTAGTTCTGCGACTTTTGTTAATCCCCCACCATTTGCCTCTACATAGAGTGCCGTGAGAGTTCCGTTGTTTATTCCTGAACTTGCCATTTGTTTAAATTTTTACTTTTGTCATTAAAATCGTTTTATCATTCCTTCCATATTTCAATACCCCTTCTATCTCAAATATCTGGCTATCATAGCTGATTCTCATGCTCTCATCCACCAATGGGGCATCTAATGCCCTGATGGTGAACTCTACCACTCTGCTTGCTACTGTCTGCTCACTCTCTGTCTTTTCCGTTGTCCGCTTATACGCTATGCCTGCCCAGATAGTCTTGTAGGTTGCCCATGTTATATTCTCACCACCAAAGTCATCTCTGGTGGTAGATTGCTGCTCAATTACTATCTTCCTATCTAAGTAACCTGCGTTCATGCAAAATAGTCTTTACGCCATGCTGTGAGCAATAGTCCGTAGTCAATTACTGATTTACTGCTGCTGCCATGCACCATGTTCATGCGCTGATCGTACATATCGGCGGCAATCATCATTATCACTTGCTTTAAGCCTGCATCTATATCCGCTACGTCTGAATAGCCTGCTACAAATGTTACCAAGCATCCTGCTGGTCGGAAGTCATACACTTCGTATTCTTTGTTGAACCATACCCTTGCAGGGAAGTCTGCTAAATCTGTTTCGTAGTACTGACTATCTATCGTTTGCAAGCTGTTGCTGCTATCGTAGTATTGGATAGATGTGATAGATGATATTGGATAGCGTGTGATTTCTAAATCACTTACATAGTCATAGTAGGCAATAAATGTAGTCTCTGGCAGCACTTGTCTTGTGTACTGCTCTACAAATTGCGTAGCTGCCTTGATAAGGCTCTGAATGTAGGTATCATCGTCTGAATGGCTGACTCTTAAATGAGTCTTCAATTCATTGACAGTAACTACCAAGTCAGTAGGTGCTACGCTTACTTTGATGCTTGCTGGTCGTATGTATATTTTATCGTCTATCATCTTTGCTTAAAAAAGGGGCGGCAGTCTCCCACCGCCCCGATCTATGGAAGGGTTATGAAGCTATTTTAGCTGATGTCAGTTCCTGT